TTCCTAGAAGAGTTTATGCAGACCGCCTTCGGGTGGTCTGCTTTTTGGATTTTTAACCCCCTGGAGAATAAAGATGGCAAGTAAGAAAAACACCGTCCAAGGAATGGAAATCATCGACGACGAACCGGTCATTGAGACCGTGGCCGAGTCGCGTGATTTCAGCAAGCTCGCAGCCGATGAGGCTTTTATGAACGAGCTGGTAACCGTCATGGTCCATGCGACCACTGATGAGAATCAACCCAACCATGTCGTTGTCAATTGCAACGGCATGAACCAACCCTTGATCAGGGGTGTGCCCACAACCGTGAAGCGCAAGTATGTCGAAATCTTGGCCCGCATGAAGGAGACCAAGTACACCCAGGTGACGCGCAATGCTTCTGCGCCTGACCAGATCGACATGGTTGCACGCCACGGTTTGAGCTATCCCTTTGACCTGGTTGAAGACAAGAACCCCCGTGGCCGTGCATGGCTGCAAAACGTCTTGGCTGAAGCAGCTTAATAGGGTCTTCGCATGAACCTCCTTCAACTTGTCAACCAAGCCCGCGTCGAGTGCGGCGTGTCTGGCCCTGCGCTGTCTACAGCCCAGAGCCAGACCGGCGAATCGGCTCGCATGGTGTCTTGGGTGCAGCAGGCTTGGATCGACATCCAGACCAGCAAAGAAGATTGGTTGTTCTTGCGTCAACCTTTTACCTTCAACACGGTCGGGGCTCAGTGGCAATACACCGCCACTGATGCCGGTCTTACCGATTTTGGAAACTGGAAGCGGGATAGTTTCCGCTGTTCCAGTGTCGGCCAAAGTTACAAAGACGAACAGTTGATGAACTACATGGACTGGACCACGTTCAGAAACCTGTACCGCTATGCCAACATGCGCAACACGACCGCGCGCCCGGTCGTTGTAGCAATCACACCTGAGAAGGACCTGGCCTTTGGCTCGACTCCCGACCAGGCATACGTGATCGATGCTGAATACTACACACAACCTGTCAGTCTCTCGGCTGACAGTGATACTCCGGGTATACCGGCACGATTCCAAATGGCCATCGTCTATCGGGCCATGATGTATTACGCTGGATATGAAGCAGCCCCTGAAGTCCTATCGCGAGGTGACTTCGAGTACCGACGTTTGTACTCGCGAATGGAGATCGACCAGCTGCCGACCATGGTCAGCGGACCACCTTTGGCGTAATCATGGCCACAGGAATGCCTCCCGTCAAATACAGTTTGATCCAGCTGCAAGGCGGGCTCGACCTGGTCACGCCCACGCTGTCGCTGCCGCCCGGGATTGCACGGGATGCGATTAACTTTGAAGTCGCCATCACGGGCGGGTATACCCGCATACCCGGATACGAACGATTTGATGGCAGGCCCAACCCTTCCGACGCGGTCTACTCCACGATCACCGTGGCCAGCGCCAGCGGCCTGGCAGTGGGCAATACGATCACCAACCTGGCAGCCACGGTGTCGGCTTACATTGTCGCCATCAACGGCACTACGGTGGTCTACACCAAGCCTGTGAGCTCGTTTGCCGTGTCGGACAACGTCTACGTAGGCGGCATTCTTAAAACGTCTGTAACGGCCCTTGGTGCGTCCGTCACCATCAGCAATGCGTTGGCCGGGGAGTACACCTACCTGGCTGGCGAGGCATACCGATCTGACATTACGGTGGTGCCAGGCGATGGCCCAATCCGTGGCGTGATCTACTACAGCAACACGGTCTATGCCTGGCGCAACAACGTCGGCAATACGGCCATGGCTATCTACAAAACAACGTCCAGCGGTTGGACCTTGGTGCCATTGGGCTTTGAAATGGCTTTCAGCACAGGCACAACCCAGCTTAACGATGGCAATGTAATTGTTGGCCAAACAAGCGGAGCAACTGGCACCATTACTCGTGTGGTGCTGAGTTCCGGCACTTGGGCGGCTGGCACAGCGGCTGGCTATCTTACGTTTGCGTCAGTGACTGGCACGTTCCAATCAGGCGAGAATTTGCGAATTGGCGCAACCACCTACGCCCTTGCGGGCGGGGCGCAAGCCGCAATTACTTTGAGCCCATCTGGCCGGGTTGAAATGGCTATCGATAACATCATTGGCTCAACACGAATTTACGGCGCTGACGGCGTCAACTACGGTTTTGAGTTTGATGGCACGGTGTATGTGCGTATTCGTACCGGCATGACAACCGACACGCCTAACCATGTTGCGGTTCACAAGAACCATTTGTTTTTCAGCTTTGGCGCGTCGGTCCAGTTCTCAGGAATTGCCGACCCATACAACTGGAGCCCGGTCATTGGTGCTGGCGAAATCTCTTTGAACGCCAACGTGACCGCGCTCTTGGTCCAGCCAGGCGATCAATCAACTGGTGCCATGGCTATCTACTCGGACGACAACACATCGATCTTGTACGGCAGTAGCTCGGCCAACTTCCAGCTTGTTTCATACAACGTGGGTACGGGTGCCAAGGCGTACAGTTGCCAGAACATCAACGTCAGCTATTCATTCGATGACCGTGGCGTGATGAACATGGCAACCACGCTGAACTTCGGTAACTTCGATTCAGCGGCCCTGACTTTGAACTTGCGCCCCTTTATTGCCCAACGTCGCAACCTGGTTACGGCCAGTGGCGTGAACCGCGAGAAGGGCCAGTACCGGGTTTTCTTCAGCGACGGCTATGCCCTGTACGTCACCTTGGCCAACGGCAGTTTTATGGGTGCCATGCCAATCCAGTTTTTAAATCCAGTGACGTGCATGTCTGAAGGCCAGCGGCCCGATGGCGCGGAGACATCGTTCTTTGGTTCAACCAACGGATACGTGTACCGACTGGATGCGGGAACGTCGTTTGACGGCAGCGAGATTGCGGCCAACATGACCTTGGTGTTTAACGCCATTGGCAGCCCTCGATTGCTAAAGCGTTTCCGCAAAGCATCTTTGGAAATCACCGGCACCAGCTACGCCGACTTCTATTTCAACTATGACTTGGCCTATGCCACGACGGATATTGGCCAAGCAACGCAGACGTTGTACTCCAGCAGTTTGGTTGCAAGCTATTGGGATACATCCTACTGGGACTTTTTTGTGTGGGACGGGCGCACCCTTGCGCCATCCGAGGTTGAGGTGAACGGCACGGCTGAAAATATTGCGTTGAAGATTGCATCCAACTCGCCTTATTTCCAACAGTTCACAATCAACAGCGCGATCCTGCATTACACACCGCGAAGAGGTATTCGATGAGCAATAGCTATTACACACACGGATCGTTTCCATCCACAGGTGCTCAGGCCACATCGGCGTCGATGCGGTCCGAGCTGGACCTTATAACGGCTGGCTTTGACAAGCTGCCTACTCTGTCAGGCAACGCAAACAAGTTTGTCGTTGTCAACAGCTTGGGCACGCTTTTGGAAGTCACAAGCACGCTGCCTGCGGCCACGGTAACTGACAACGCGTTTACTATCCAAGACAACGTCGACACGACCAAGACGTTCCAGTTCCAGGCCAGCGGTATTACAACGGGCACACAGCGCATCTACACGATGCCTGACGCCACCACTACTTTGGTAGGCACTGACGCAACCCAGACGCTGACCAACAAGACAATCAACAGCTCAAGCATCGGTGCAACGACCGCATCAACAGGCGCGTTCACCACGCTGTCCGCGTCAAGCACGGTTTCCGGCACAGGGTTTAGTACATACCTGGCCAGCCCTCCAGCGATCGGCGGCACAGCGGCTGCTGCCGGTGCGTTCACCACGCTGAGCGCCAGCAGCACAGTCTCCGGCACCGGGTTCAGTACATACCTGGCCAGCCCTCCAGCGATTGGCGGCACAGCGGCTGCTGCCGGTACGTTTACATCGCTGACGGCCACTACTGCAATTTTGCATAACACCACGACCAACAACCAGTCGTACACCACGACAGGCGCGGGCACGATCACGATCAGCTCTGGCACGACTGGCACGATCAACAACATGTCGGTCGGTGCAACGACGGCCAGCACTGGTGCGTTCACCACGCTGTCCGCGTCAAGCACGGTTTCCGGCACAGGGTTCAGCACATACTTGGCCAGCCCTCCAGCGATTGGCGGCACAGCGGCTGCTGCCGGTACGTTTACGTCACTGACGGCCACAACCGCAATTCTGCATAACACCACAACAAACAATCAGTCATACACCACCACCGGCGCAGGCACGATCACGATTAGCTCGGGCACGACCGGCACGATCAACAATATGTCGATCGGTGCAACGACTGCAAGCACTGGCGCGTTTACCACGTTGAGCGCCAGCAGCACAGTCTCCGGCACCGGGTTCAGTACATACTTGGCCAGCCCTCCAGCGATTGGCGGCACAGCGGCAGCTGCCGGTGCGTTCACCACGCTGAGCGCCAGCAGCACAGTCTCCGGCACCGGGTTCAGTACATACCTGGCCAGCCCGCCTGCCATTGGCGGCACAGCGGCTGCTGCCGGTACGTTTACGTCATTGACGGCCACCACCGCGATTTTGCACAACACGACCACCAACAACCAGTCGTACACCACTACAAGTACCGGGACAATCACGATTAGTTCAGGCACAACCGGCACGATCAACAACATGTCGATCGGTGCAACGACAGCGTCGACTGGTGCGTTCACCACGTTGAGCGCCAGCAGCACAGTCTCCGGCACTGGGTTTAGTACATACTTGGCCAGCCCTCCAGCGATTGGCGGCACAGCGGCTGCTGCCGGTGCGTTCACCACGTTGAGCGCCAGCAGCACAGTCTCCGGCACCGGGTTCAGTACATACCTGGCCAGCCCGCCAGCGATTGGCGGCACAGCGGCTGCTGCCGGTGCGTTCACCACGCTGAGCGCCAGCAGCACAGTCTCCGGCACTGGGTTCAGTACATACCTGGCCAGCCCGCCTGCCATTGGCGGCACAGCGGCTGCTGCTGGTTCATTTACTGCGCTTGCCTACACAACCACTCTGACGGGCGGCACTGGTATTGTCAACCTTGGCTCTGGTCAGTTTTACAAAGATGCCAGCGGTAATGTGGGGATTGGTACTACTTCGCCAAGAGCAGTTGCTGGTTACACATCTTTAGGCATAAACAATACAACAGGTTCTTTGCTTGACATGAATGTCAACGGAACAAGAACAACATCACTTACTGTAATAAGCACAGAAACACAATTTGGAACTATAACGGCAACGCCATTAGCGTTTTGGTCAAACAACACCGAACGTATGCGTATCGACTCTAGCGGTCGAGTTTTAATTGGTACAACATCTTCTATTACCATTGCAAATGGTCAAGTATCTTATGTGCAAACCGCAGGAACTGATAGTCGCTGGTCATATCAAACAACAAATTTTGCATCAACAGCAGGGAATTCTGAATTTGGTTATTTTATGGGCCGCAGTCGTGGTGCATCTGTTGGTACTTATACAGCAGTTGCAAGTGGCGACCAACTTGGCACAATAAATTGGTCAGGCGCAGATGGTACAAACCTTAACTCTGTTGCCGCTTCTATTACAAGTTTTGCTGATGGGACTGTTTCAACTGGTGTAGTTCCCGGTCGAATTCTATTTAACACCGCAAGTTCTGCTGGTTCACTTACAGAACGTATGCGTATCGACTCCAGCGGTAATGTGGGGATTGGTGCGGCTGGCGGAACATACGGACTTTCGTTGAATCGTTCAACGGGAAATGGTTCAACCATTCAGGTTTACAACAGCACGGCTGCCGCAAGTTTGTTGTTGCAAGTCGATACAAGCGGAAATGCTTACATTCAACAACAGTTTGCTGGCTCGTTAATATTTGCTACCAATAACTCAGAAAAGATGCGTATTACGTCCGCTGGTGACGTTGGTATAGGTACTACTTCGCCAGCTACAAACGGTGCAACCTATGCAACTTTGTCGTTGAATGGCTCTACTGGTGGCGCGCAGCATTTTATGAATGCTGGCACTACTATCATGCAGCTATATAACGATGCCAATGCGTTTTTCTTTAACGCATCTGCTGGTAAGCAAACAATTTTTGCCATTGCTAACGCAACTAAGCTGGCCATAGACACGGCAGGCAGTTTAAACCTGTCTGGCTCGTACACCGAAGGCGTGGTTGCAATTGGTACAGTCACAACAGCAAGCACTATCTCGCTGGCAAACGGTACAGTTCAGACTGCAACTTTGACTGCTTCCACAGCCTGTACGTTCACCATGCCAACAGCCACTGCTGGTAAATCATTTGTTCTTTTGCTTAAACAAGCAGCGGCAACAGGCAATGGCACAGCAACATTCACAAGTGTGAAGTGGGGAACTGCTGGCGCACCAACAATTACAGCAACCGCTGGTAAGATGGATATTTTGACTTTTGTTGCTGACGGAACAAACTGGTATGGCTCTGCCGCACAAGGATATACACCATAATGTTTGCCGCTAAAAACTTCTTTCTTGCTGGTGGCCCCGGTGGTTACACCGTCATTGAATCATTTTTGGCAAGTGGTTCTTGGAAATGCCCCGCTGGTGTAACGCAAGTAGATTATTTGGTTGTTGCTGGTGGTGGAGCTGGTGAAAGTGATAGAGCTGGTGCCGGTGGCGCAGGTGGATTTAGAACTGGTACTGGATTATCTGTTACACCAGGAACAACTTATACAGTTACGGTAGGTGCTGGTGGAACAACAGGGCCAGCAACTAATGGTAATGATTCTGTTTTTTCAACTATTACATCTACTGGAGGCGGTAAAGGTGGTCAATCACTTTCTACAAATGGTGCAAGCGGTGGCTCTGGCGGTGGTGGCTCAGGTGAATCTACAGTAACAGGTGGTGCTGGAAATACACCATCAACTTCACCATCACAAGGTAATTCTGGTGGAAATGGTGCAAATTATGGTGGTGGCGGTGGTGGCGGTGCTAGCGCAGTCGGTGGTACAGGAAATGTCAATGGTGGTGCTGGTGGTGCTGGTACTGCATCTTCTATAAGTGGCTCAAGCGTTACATACGCTGGTGGCGGTGGCGGTGGCGCAAACAATGGCGGCACAGGTGGCGCTGGAGGGAGCGGCGGCGGCGGTCAAGGACAAACATCAACAACCGCAAACGGAACTGCGGGTACTGCTAACACAGGTGGCGGTGGTGGCGGAGGCGGC